AAGTCGCTCGCCGACTCCCGAGAGGCCTACGAGACGGCCGAGGGGTACTACACCGGCGACATTGCCGAGTACTTCTCCAACTCGCGGATCAAGCGCCACCTCGGCGACGGGGGCAAGGCGTTCCGCATCCCGTTCTCGGCGATCCCGGTGGACTCGCGCATCGACCTCGTCGACATCGCCCGCATCACCGTCGACCAGGCCCGCCTCCAGCCCGTGGTGGACGCCATCGTCGAGGCCAACGACCTCGACACCGAGCTCATCGACGTCTACCGAAAGGCCGCCTACTTCGGCGACTTCTACGTCCTCGCCTGGCTCGCGCCGGACGAGGAGGACGTCGAGGTCGAGGACATCATCGAGGACCCCGACGCCGACGCGGAGGACGGCGGCGACGTCGTCAACACCGCCCTCGTCGATGCCGCCCGGTCGACCGTCGAGGTCTTCCTCAACTCGCCGCTGTCCTTCCGCGTGATCTACTCGAGCGAGAACGCCCGCGAGCCGATGTACGCGATCAAGGTCTGGGAGGCCGACGACTCGACGCTGAGCAACCAGCCGGGCGACGCGGACAAGAAGCGTTGGCGGGTGAACCTCTACTACCGCGACCGCGTCGAGCAGTGGGTCTCGAGCAAGGGTCGAGGCAACTCCCGCGACGGCAGCGACTTCGAGCCGTATACCCTCACCGATGACCCCGAGGACTCGATCGTCGAGAACCCGTTCGGCGACTTCCCCTTCTTCCACTTCCGTCAGGGCGGCAAGCCCTACGGCGTCCCGGTGCACCGTCGCGGCTTCGGCGCTCAGGACGCGCTCACCAAGCTCAACGCGACCCACATGGCCACGGTCGACTACATCGGCTTCCCCCAGCGGTACGCCGTCCGGAAGGATGACGAGTCCGGTGACGTGGGCGACGACGACTTCGCCGACTTCGACCCGGCCGGGTCGCCGACCGCGCCCACCAAGACGGTCAGCCCGTCGGGCGGCCGGAGCAAGCTCAAGCCCGGGCCCGGTGAGCTCTGGTGGCTCGAGGGCGTCGACCAGGTCGGCCAGTTCGAGAGCGCTGGGGCCGAGGCCTTCCTCGACCCCATGAAGTTCCAGATCGCTGCCATGGGCCGGCTGACCGGCACGCCCTCCGACGAGTTCCAGGTCGGTGACATGTCAGCGAACCCGCCCTCGGGCGAGGCACGCCGGAAGTCGCGCGAGGCACTGTACAAGGCCGTCCGGACGATGGAGAAGGGCTGGGGCGCAACGACCGCGGCCCTGCTCGAGTTCTGCCTCACCATGCTCGGTGAGCCCGACGCCAAGGTCACGGTCACGTACGCCCCCCTCGACATGATGAGCGGCACCGACGACTGGACCATGATCGAGTCCAAGCTCAAGAACGGCGTCCCCCTCCGTACCGTTCTCAGCGAGGCGGGGTACTCCGAAGAGGACATCGAGGAGTGGTACCCGGACGACGAGCCGGCGCTCTCCATCTCGCAGTTGACCGCGGTGTCCTCGATCCTCGGCTCCCTCGCCACGGCCGGGGCAACGCTGTCCATGGTCACTCCCGCGATCCGGCGGGTGCTCCCGGAGTTCTTCGTCGGCGGCGACGCGACCGAGGTCGTCCGCCCGCCGATCGACGCGGTCGACCTCGAGGTTCCGCCCGTTCCGCCTGCACTCCAGGCGTAGCCCGTGGACGGCATCGACCCGGTCGAGGCGCTCGAAGCGAAGGCGCTCAAGATCGCCGGTGGCAGCTACGAGGGCAAGGTCGCCGCCATCGAGGCGCTTCTCGACACCGCACCGGACCAGGCGCGCAAGCACATCCTCGAGCTCGTCGCCCCCGTCATCGGGAGCGACCTCTTCGCTGAGCTCGCTCGGGCATTCGGCATGGGAGTCGATGGAGCGATCTTCTCTGACCTCGCCATGACCGAATTTGAGGCCAAGGCCGACATCAGCGTCCAGGCGGCGCTGAACACTCGTTTGCCGGAGTACTACCCGGTAGCGGCGGCGGCCGTCGGGGCCCGGGTGTCGACCATGCTGACCGACGCCCGGGCCCGGCTCCGCGCCGGCGAGGACCCCGCCAGCGTTTTCCCGTCCGTCCGGGCCACGCGAGGGGTCCTGTCCGGAGGCGTCACCAGCCTGGTCAACGAGGCGCACGCCGACGGCGTGACCCTCGCCGCCAAGGCCACGGGTGAGGAGATGGTGCTCGAGCCCGAGCGCGATGCGTGCGTCCGGTGCCTGGCCTACGCCGGCCAGCGGTCGAAGGACGGCACCCTGCCGCCGCGACTGACGTTCGGCACGGTCTACCCCTCCATGCCCGGCGTTCAGAAGTGCCCGATCCACCCGCATTGCCGGTGCCGGTTCCGCATCGTCCGCCAAGAGGCCATCAACGACGTCTCCAAGGCGCTCGAGCGAGAGGCCAAGCGGTCGATCCTCCGCGGCTACGCCCTGCCCACCGAGTCGCTCGGCACCCGACTCAAGGCGACCGAGAGCCTGCTTAAACAGGGCTCCGGCATGCCCAAGTCGGTGGACGCCTTCGCGCGCCGCGCCCTCAAGGCTGGCGAGTACGGCGAGCAGGGCAAGCCCCAGGGGACAAAGCTCGCCGGTCGACCGTAGCCCTGGTGATGTACGATGTGCGGCATGATGGACACCACACCCGCCGACCCGGTCGAGATGACCGTGGTCGGTGACGTCTACACCACCGAGGATGACCTCGGCGACATCCCCGACGCCGACATGCACGGCGACCAGACCGGCGGGCTGGGACCGCTGTGATCCTCGACAGCGCCGCCGCCATCGCTCGCGGCCGGGCCGCCATGGGACGTCCGGATGGCGCGGGCATGTGCCTCGCCAACAACTATGCCTGGTGGGGGTCCGTACAGTCCATCGGGCCGGGTGCCGGTCAGTACGACGTGGCCCTCAAGGGGTGGACCTTTGCCGTCAAGCGCCACGCCGGGGACTGGAACCCGCCGGCCGGGGTCCCGGTCTGGTTCGGGGTGAGCCCGACTCGTCGAGACAAGAACGCCGCGGCCGGGGACGTCGGTCTCTCGCTCGGCAACGGGTATGCCATATTCACCGACTCGCCGAACGGTACCCCGGGCATCATGACGCTTCGAGCTCGAGGTGCCCAGATCGCTCGACCGTACCTTGGGTGGACCGAGGACTTCCTCGGGCACGACACTCAGGCCGGCCTCCAGTGGGCCGCTTCCCGCACTCCCGCGGTGGCCGTCGCCATCGTGACCACCGCAGAACTCCAGGAGAAGTCCATGGTCAGCATCGTCGGAATCAGCGACGGCCCCCAGTCCGGTCGAGCCCTCTGGGTCGTCGACTGGGGCCAGAAGACGAAGTACAACGCCGCGGTCGGCACGCTCCCCTCGGCCGGCGCGCGCATCGACGTCCTCAAGAAGATGGGGGTGCAGGTCTACGACAACCAGCCGTCCTGGCTCCTCTCCGGGTTCCGGGACATCACCAAGGACTGACCCAGGCCCGATGACCCCGGTGTCGCACTGACACCGGGGTCTCGTGCTATCGTCATTGAAACATCATCCACTAACACACGAGGAACGCGCGATGCTGACTTCCACCCCGCTCAACCCCGACGTCGACCCGCACTACCTGCCCTTCCTGCTCTCCGCCACGTTCAACCCCGGCGGCGGGAGCTCGCTCGGTGACGACGACGAGCCGGATGACGACGACGTCGAGCTCGACGAGGACGACGACGAGGACGACGAGCCCAAGAAGAAGACCAAGGGCAAGAAGTCGGACGACGAGGACGACGACGAGGACGACGACGAGAACCTCCCCTCGAACGTCAAGGCGATCCTCCGGAAGAACCGACTCGCCGCGCGCAAGGCCAAGGCCGACGCCAAGGCCGCCACGGCCGAGCTCGAGAAGCTCCGGGGCAAGAAGTCGAAGTCGACCGACGAGGACGACGACGACCGCGCCGAGCGCGAGCAGGAGGCCGAGGCTCGCGGCTCGAAGCGAGGGCTGGACATCGCCAAGAAGGCCAGTGTCCGCGGAGCGCTCGTTGGTGCTGGCCTCAACGTCGGCGACGACCGGGACAAGGCACTCGTCCGCGCCATGCGCCTCATCGACCTCGACGAGCTCGAGGTCAACGACGACGGCACGATCGAGGGCCTCGACGACGCCATCGACGACCTCAAGGACGAGTTCCCCGCCCTGTTCAAGCGTCGCCGCAACGGCGGTCGCATCTCCGGCGAGGACAACGGCGGCCAGGGATCGGGCAAGCCCGAGAAGCTGACCGCGACCCAGCAGCAGGCCCGGCAACTCCAGGGGATCAACTGATGATCGCCTTCTCGATTTGCCAGCCGGGAGAGGCCTACCCCTTCCCGGCGGGTGCCATCATGGGCGACATCATCACGAAGCTCCGCTATTTCACGCCGGGCGAGCCGCGCCGCGTTAAGCACGTTGCACTCGTCGCAGGCATCCCGAGCGACGAAGAGCTCCGACAGGCTCGTATCAGCGCCATCGAAGATGGGGCAGAGGACCTCGACATGGTCGTGCTCCACCGCTCTTGGTCACCACTGTTCAAGGACGAGGCCCGAGCGTGGATACCTGCTCGCGAGTTCCCCGCCATGAGGACGGACCCTCAGCGCCAGCCGGCGCTCATGGACTGGCCTGAGGGCTAAGAACTGATCCACTCCTGATATACCCGATGCCTCGTGCGGTGTGCTACCGTACGGGGCATCGGCCATTCCTGGCCGGGGTAGATGCCCGAGACGGAGCGACCCACACCGATTCCCCGAAAGGATCGCGTCATGGCACGCACTCCCGTCACGTCCAAGGGCTGGATTCCGGAGGAGACCGACGGCTCGGTCATCTCCCGCATCCAGGCCACCTCCGTCGTCGAGGCCCGGGCCCGCAAGGTGCCGATGGCCACCGACACCAAGAACATCCCCCGCGGCGCGTCCGTGGATGTCGGCCTCGTGGCCAAGGGCAACGCCTACCCCGAGGACGTCCACGTCTACGACATGGTGACCCTCTCGGCCATCAAGATCGGCACCGCGGTGCGTCTGGCCGAGGAGGACCTCGCCGACTCGCCCCAGAACATCATCGAGACCAAGAAGAACGAGTGGGGCTCCGGCTACGCGAAGTTCATCGACAACGCCACCCTCGCCGTGACGGCCGCCCCGGGCACCGGGGTCCCGTTCGTCTCGGTCTACCGGGCACTCTCGACGGCGGACTCGGCGACGGGTTACACCGCCGGCGAGAACATCATCAAGACCGCGGCCGGCGTCAAGCCGACCTACGCGAACCTCTCGGCGGCCCTGGCCATCCGCGAGGACTCGGAGTTCTACTCCGAGGGTGACGAGCTCATCATCGCGCACCCGGCCTTCCGCCAGACGCTCCGCGAGATGAAGGACGACGACGGTCGCCTCATCTACGCGACCAACCCGGCACTCGGCCAGCCCGAGACGCTGTTCGGTCTGCCGCTGGTGTTCACCCGTGGGGC